TTTAGCTTCACAAACTTCTAACCTACATTTTGCAACTGGATTGTTAAATGACATGAACGAAGTTAAAATTATCGACATGGGATTGATTGACGGTTCAATGAATGTACGTGTAGTAATGAGATTTACGGGAGATGTGAAATACGGATTCGCTGAAGATGTAGTTACATACGGAATCACTAACTCGGCTAACTAAAAAACCAAAAACTATAAATAAGGGTGGTGCAATATACACCACCTTTTTTTTTGTTAAACTTTAAAAAATAATAAAATGAGCTGTGATATAACAAATGGTAGAATAGAACAATGTAAAGATTCCGTTTCGGGATTGAAAGCTATCTACTTTATAAACTACGACGACTTAAATTCTGACGATGTAACATACGATGCAACGGACACGGATTTAATTACTGACTGGACTCCACTTGGTGCAAGCGCTATAAACTTGTATAAATACGAATTGAAAGGAGCTAACAGTTTTGAAACTACAATTAATTCAAGCCGTGATAACGGTACTACTTTCTTTCAACAAACTTTGACTATTCAATTAAAAAGACAAGACGTTACAACGCATAAAAACGTTAAATTACTTGCTTACGGTAGACCGAGAATAGTAGTTAGAACAATGACCGACCAATTCTTTTTAATGGGACTTACACAAGGTGCTGACGTAACAGCTGGAACTGTTTCTTCAGGTTCTGCTTTAGGAGATTTCAACGGATACAATTTAACTTTTGAAGCAATGGAAGTTTCACCCGCTAACTTCCTTGACGTAACAGATGAAAACGGGTTAAAAGTTTTATTTGAAACTGGAGCTGGTACTGATGCAACAATAGTTACTTCTTAATTTCCTTCATATACTTGCATACAATTAACCCTTACTTCGGTAGGGGTTTTTTGTTTTAAGGACAATTTTGTACTTTTTAAGTTAATAGTATATGATTATTCTAACTACTTCAATAAACGATCAAACTTTTGTATTTATACCAAGGTCGCACACGTTTGATTATGTTGGAATAACTGACGAACAAACGGGCGTAACAACTCAAATAACTGGATACACGCACACGGTAGGCGACTACTATGACACTTTAGAAGCTGAATTCAATTTAGTAGAAAATCATTTTTACGATTTAGTATTTATTAACGGTGCTGTCGTAGTATATAAAGATAGGATATTTTGTACTAATCAAAACGTTAATACCTTTACAGTAAATAACGGTCAATACGTTTCAAACAGTACAACAAATGAATTTATAGTTTATGAATAACATACACGTTTTAGAATTAAGTACATACACAACGCCCGTAATTCAAGAATCTAAAAGAGATGCTTGGGTGGAATTTGGCGAAGATAATAATTACTTTCAGTTTATCATTGATAGGTACGTTAATTCAACTACTAATTCGTCTGTAATAAACAACGTTAATAGATTAATTTACGGTCGTGGGTTAAGTGCGTTAGACGCTAATAAAAAGCCTAACGAGTACGCTCAAATGATGGCTTTATTTAATGCCGATTGTATTCGTAAAATAGTTTTAGATCGTAAAATGTTCGGTCAATTTGCTATGCAAGTTCACTACGACAAAGCGCATAAAAAGATTTTAAAAGCTTATCACATACCCGTTAATTTATTACGTGCTGAAAAATGTAATAAAGACGGTGAAATAGAGGCTTACTATTATTCAGATAATTGGGAAGATACAAAGAAATATGTGCCTAAAAGAATACCCGCTTTCGGATATTCTAACGAACAAGTTGAAATACTTTATTCTAAACCCTATGCGGTTGGAATGAAATATTACGCTTTGCCTGACTACCAAGGTGGTTTACCATACGCAAAGTTAGAAGAAGAAATAGCTGATTATTTAATTAACGAAGTACAAAACGGCTTTTCTGGAAGGGTAGTAATTAACTTTAATAATGGAGTTCCAACTGAAGAACAACAACTATTAATTACAAATAAAGTAAACAGCCAATTAACAGGACCACAAGGTAAAAAAGTTATTATCGGATTTAATGCAAATCAAGAAAGCAAAACTACGGTCGATCAAATGCCCGTTAACGATGCGCCTGATTTGTACAATTCATTAAGTGAGGAGTGCGTTAAAAAGATTATGTTAGCGCACAATGTTACTTCGCCACTTTTATTTGGATTAGGTTCGTCAAATGGATTTAGTTCGAATGCTGATGAACTACGTAACGCACAAGTGTTATTTGAAAACATGGTAGTAAAGCCTATTCAAGATCAAATTATAGAAGCGTTTGAAACAATACTACATTATAACGGAATTACTTTAAAGCTATATTTTGAAACTTTAAACCCGTTAGATTCTGCTGGTGACTTGACAACAAACAGCGATAAAAAACGCTTGTTAGATTCAATCAATAATTTGAGTCCTTTAGTAGCTAATAAAGTAATTGAAACTTTAACGCCTAACGAAATACGTAGTATAGTAGGTTTACCACCTGAACAAGGCGGTAGTGATTTAGCGCCCGAACTATTAAGCAAAGATTTTAAGATAGCTGAAGCGTTAATTAAATTAGGCGAAGATGTACCCGAAAATTCGATTTTAATAGACGAATATCCCGTAGACTATGATACAGACGACCAAGAGAACGAAACGCTTTCTAAAGAGCCTAAACAGTCTTTATTAAGTAAAATTGTAAACTTAGTTTCAACGGGCGATAATAGACCTAACATAACAAGTAAGCAAGACGAAGTAATCGGAGACGTTAAATTTATAACAAGGTACGTTTACGCTGGTGAAACAAAAAAAGATAGCCGTGAATTTTGTCGTAGAATGATAGCGGCTAATAAAATATATCGTAAAGAAGATATTATAAAGATGGGTTCGCAAATAGTTAATAAAGGTTGGGGTCCGAAAGGAGCTGATACGTATTCAATTTGGTTCTATAAAGGTGGTGGTAATTGTCACCACCGTTGGAATAAACAAGTTTACGCTACATTTAGCGGCAAAGCAATAGATGTTAATAGTAAAGAGTTAAAACAAGTTGCGGTACGTAAAGCTGAAAAGTTAGGGTATGTTGTAAAGAATGATTCTAAAGTTAGCCAAAGACCAACGGATATGCCTAATAGCGGATTTTTACCAACTAATAAAATATACGGGGAATAATGGCTGAAGCACTTTTAATAACAAGACAAGACGTCGTTAAGTTCACTGCAATGAACGGTAACGTAGACACGGACAATTTTATTCAGTACGTTAAAATAGCTCAAGACATACATATTCAAAACTTTTTAGGTACTGATTTACTACAAAAATTACAAGCTGAAATTATTTTAGCTTCTTCAGGAATACCAACTGCAATAACAGTAAGTAACCAAGGTACTGGATACACTACGGGAACGGCTGTAAATACAACGAGCGCAACGGGAACGGGTTTAAAACTAAATATTACTGCTGGCACGGGTTACAAAGTTGGAAATACGGCAACTGTTTCGGGTGGTACAAATGGAGCGGTTACAATAGCTTCAATTTACACAATACCTACGGATTATAATAATTTGTTAGTTACGTATGTTAAACCGATGCTTATTCATTGGGCTATGGTTGAATACTTACCATTTGCAGCGTACACAATAGCTAATAAAGGAGTGTACAAACACAATTCAGAAAACGCTACTAACGTAGAAAAAGTCGAAATAGATTTCTTAATCGAAAAAGAAAGAAGTATTGCACAGCATTACACTGAAAGATTCATTGAACATATAAGTTTTAACAACGATAAATTTCCTGAGTACAATTCTAATTCAAACGGAGATATGTACCCAGACACAAATAATAACTACAGTCCCTGGTATTTATGAAGAAATATAAACCGAAAGAAGAAAACATAAAGAAATTAATAACGTATTTAAACAAGCAAAATGGCGAACGTAAAGATAAGTCAGTTAACAGCGAAAGGAAGTAATTTAGAAGCTTCAGATCGTTTAGCAATTGCACAAGACACGGGAGGCGGTACGTTCGCAAGTAAGTATATTACGGGTGCTGAAATAGTAACTAAAAATATTAATACTTATTCTTCGACTTTAAACAACTTGGTTTTAGCGGATGCGAACAAAATTATAAAAGTAGATA